CCTTGAAGCCCAAACAGCTTTACGTTGAGCGGCACTTACATAAGGCATAATTAGAAAAATTTATATATACTCGTTTGAAAATACAAAAAACATTACCGAAACAAGGTTATCATATTTGGCATATAGAACATGGGTCAGCATTTGAAATGCAATCAAGAGCATTTGTTTTTAGTATCTACTTAAATGACGTAAAAGAAGGTGGAGAAACAGAATTTTTACATTTTTCAAAAAGAGTAAAAGCAAAACAAGGTAGAATAGTAATATTTCCTGCTGGTTTTCCATATGTTCATAGAGGTAATCCACCTTTATCTAACAATAAATATATATTAACTTCTTGGCTTAAAATAATATAGTGTCTTTTGATTACAAAATAACAGACCTACAATTTCGTATAAATAATTTGATACCTAAAAATTTATGTGATTACTTTATTAGTTTTTATGAAAACAATATTCAATATGCAAACAAAGAAAATAGTTACAAATATCAAAGCAAACAAATCCAAGAAGATAACTATAGTTGTATTAATCTTTCTCAAATAAGTATTGAAGATAAAAATTTTTTAGAACCATTAAACATAGCAAAAACATATATAAATATTATGATAATAAATTATGTATTATATATTCAAAAAAACATATGTGCTTCTTTTGATAGATATTTAATAGACAAATCTAACAATATAAGAATATTAAAATATGAAAAAGGTCAGTTTATAAGTGATCATACTGACGTTGGTAATTTAACTAGAGCTTCTTGTACTCTTAATTTAAATGAAAACTATGAAGGTGGAGAGTTTAGATTTTTTGATGGTCAAGTAAAACACACTTTTAAAACAGGAGATGCAATTATATTTCCAGCAGACCCTATTTGGATTCATGGAACAGAGCCTATAATTAAAGGAACAAGATACTCAATTAATTGTTTTTTAAATCAATGATTAAAATAATTGATAATTTTTTTAGTAAAAATGATTTAAAATCTGTTCAAGATTTTGCTTCATATAGTGCTTGTTATACACCTCAATTTTTTGAAAATGCTAAAGAAAAAAACAAAGAAAGTTATTTTGGAGATAGATATTATTTAGATTCTAATATTGAGTTGCTAAACAAATTTAAAGAACAAGCTGAATCTAAATTTAATATAAAAATTAAAAAAATACATAATACATCAGGAATAGATCAAAGAAATTTAGATCATTTTAAACCACATATTGATTCTCCTCATGGTAAAATAAATATACTGATTATGTTAAAAGGTATTAATTCAATTACTAATGGAACTGTTTTTTTTGATAAAGATAATACTAACTATGATTTAAATATTAATGTTGGTTTTAAAGAAAATAGAGCATTACTATTTCCCTCAAATCATTATCACTCACAATATGCTAGTGACACTCCTAATATGATTAGATTTACTGCTAGTTTATTTATTGAAGATTATGAAGAACTATAACTTGTTGGTCTTGCACCTAATCTAGTAATTTTTTCTGCATTTGTTTCTTCAACAACATTATTATCACTATCATATAAAATATTGTTATCCCAATCTGTTTGAATTTTTGCAAGATACATTACATCCCATTTATTTGAAAACTGACTTATATCTCCAAT